AAAAATGCCTTCCCGTTAAGGATCGCAACCCCATACATCTCACCGATAAACCCGAGCCCGTTGCCCAGGATTTTCAACGATGGTATAACGTAAGTAAGAATTTCTCCTGTAAAAATCGTGATGCTCTTTTTTGCCCGGTCGATTGCATCAGATGCCTTATCCATCTTTGCACTTGTCTCATCGTCCATCACCTGCCCCGCCTTTCGTGCCGCATCCTCTACCGCCTCAAATCCCTCATCCGCTAACCTCTGCAAAACCTCTTGCAATGCCGGGCCAGCCCGCTCTCCCAAGATCGCCGCAACCGCATTGTATGCCGCGTTCTGATCGGTCGCGTTTTTTTGAGCCTTCGCGATTGCCTCAAGTTTTTCCTCGGTTGGGAGCCTGTTTATCTGCTCCATGTTTAGCCCGAGCGTATCAAATGCCTCAGCATAGCGCTTGTTGCCCTGTATGCCCTCTTGAGTTCGCAGCTGCACATTTCGCAAAGCCCGCTCTAATAGACTGGACTGCACGCCCGCTTCCTGTGCCGCAAATTGCAACACCTGCAATGACTCGCCGCTGATCCGCAACTGCACAGCGAGGTCACTGATTTCCGAGCCAAGCCGAATTGCTGAGGTTGCCAGTCCGCCAAATCCAGCAAATCCAGCGAGGGCCCCAAACTGCTTAAGAGTCCCCCCGACAAATCCTTTTACGCTCCGCTGTGACCTCTGTATAGTCCTATCAAACTGAGAGGTCGTCAGGGCTAACACCATACCTTGCACCAACCTCGTCTAGTGCGCTCACAATGCCCTCGACCGCAGCAAATGAGTTATCAATCGCCTCTCTCCCATTAAGCCCTTTAGGGACCTCCTGAAATGCACTGTTTGCGTGATTGATTGCAGAGGTTACAACCTGGTCAGCATCGTAACGACTCATTTCGTCGGCGAGCATGTTTTTCTCTCTCAGAGTCCGCCAGTCATCCCCAGCCGAGTAAGCCGCAGAGACCCGCCAAATGTAAGCCACCCCAGCACCCTTACTAAGCTCGCCTTCGCGGATGATAGAGTTTTCTGAAAGCCAAAGATCGACCCAAGCCCTACCCGTCAACGGTCTGCACTCAATCCCTAGGATCGAATCCGACAACCCGACACTCGACCACGCAAGGAGCCGATCGTGTTTAATCCGATTCTCCTCTTTTCGGTAAGACTCTAGGATTTCATCAATCATTCACGCTCTCTTTTTTATCCGGTAGGACTGCCTCCGCGTCTCCTCTCTCAATCAACCATTGCGCGACTCCATCCGAGACATCGACCACCGTTCCAGCCTTTTCGACTTGGCCGCGAATTGACTTATCTTTTTTGAGTTTGATTTTCATTTTTTTATGATTGATAGCTCACTAGCACAGCGACAACTTCAAACGTGTCGAATGCGTCTTTGTCTCTGTTCACAGTTACGTCTTTAACGACCAGAGTTGATGCTGTGCCGCTTCGATCATAGTCATGCGTAAATGTTTCGCCCTCCGGCGGAAGAGTTGTAGTCGTTGTAGCTCTTTGCAGAGTGTAGGTCACCTCTATTTGATCGCTCCCCTTCCGGATCATAAAATCCGCGCGATCTCCACTTGCGTTTGTCCGGCTAATCACTCGATTTGCCGATGATGCCCCGCTGCAAGAGTCCACAATATAACTGACCGTGCTAATGGTGACTGTTTCAAGTCCCTGTGGGGAGTTTGCATTTTTTTGATATGGTAATGACATGATATTTTTACTTTGTTTTTATTTGTTAGATCGGCCAAGCCGAAGGAATGATTGAAAACTGCCCGGTATAGGTTAGCTCTGTCTCATCTGACTCGCCGTCAATGCTCATTACTGTGCCAGATGGTCTAAGCGTGTTGATTTCGTAGAGGCTCAAATAATCATCAATGTTTGGCTGAGGATCGCTCCCAGCCTCTAGTTTGCTCATCCATCTACGCACGTTTGCAATCAGCAAATAATGCAACGAGTCGATGTCATCCGCCTCTGGATGCTCTGGTTCAAACCTCGGCGATTTTACCAAAAATGTAACCGTAAAATTGTAGTGGTCATATACGAACCCGCTCCCGAGTGGCGTATAATGGCCCGTAGCCTCTCCAATCTCTGTCTTTACGCTTATATAAGCACTAGCAGGATCTTTTAAAACGCTCCGATCAAATAGCTCAATGCTGTTATCATCAAACCAATCTCGAAACGCCTTGTTGAGATTGTTCTCAAAGGCGAAAACTTCCGTTCTTGTCGTGGCTGGCATAACGGCAAGCTGGCACAAAAATGTGCTCAATTCAAGAAATCTTTACAGCCTCGATTTCTTGGCATTGTGCGCCATGATCGAAGCCAACTGTTTTTCCATCGCCTTTGCCCTTGAGTTCCTCACTCTTGCCAAAATTTCAGCTCGGTGAACGTGTTGCAACCCAGGTGCAGAAGCGGAAAATAAAGCATTCCAGCCGTTTTTGATTTTACCCATCCGCCCGCTAGACCTGCCCCCGCGTAAATGTCTGGCAACCCATTTAGGCGCATCGCCCGCCCGTTTCCGATCTATTTTTACAGCCGCAGATAAGACCGCAGCTTTTGCTCGCCCTACGCTTGATTTTTCCCGCAGTAAATACTCAAAAAAAAGCTTTCGCCTGACCCACATTTTTTGAGACTTTGCAATTTTGCGAGTCCGTCCGGTCCGATTGTTTTGGTTTGCCATGTGGTGCCTCTTGACGTCGCCCAGTGTCCTGGCAACTCCCGCCCCGATGACCTTATTGCCTTCGTAGATCGCGCCGCTAAACGAGGACTCAGCCCAATCAATTATGCTCTCGTCGTCTGGCACAAAAAAAATCTTTTTAAGGTCATACTCGACAGCCAGCTCCCCAGCGATCTGATCTTTTTTGGTTCCAACTTTTCGCCCTTTGCCTGTAGGAAAATTGGCATAAGGAGGTGTGAATTTAGCAATATCGCGAACCATCAGCCCCCCGTTTTCTTTGACGAATTTTTTTTCGTCAACCTTTGCGCGCGCCGCTAGTTTTTTGATTTTCTGCTTCCAAATCGCATCGTCAAAAGTGATCGACGTTTTCATTATTAGGCTGTCTCGTTGGTTGCAGTCAGGGTCACATTCCCCGTGCTAATGTTTACCTCCGTGATTAAAAACCGATCCCCAGTCGACGACCGGGTGAACTTATCTTTTTTGCTAGGTATCACCGAAAGAAATGCTGTCGGTATCACCACGCTGACTGTTGGCCGTGTATGCTCTACATACTCACTCATGCCCCACTCTTGCCTCTGCTCGTCAAACACAGCGAGCACAGTTTGCCCGCCAATCGCGATTGACTCCCCCATCACATTAGCCGCGTCTACGTTTGCACGAGTTAAAAAATCATCCAATTGCCCCATGCTCAAAAACAATAGGACCGCGCCCCCCGTTTGCAAGGCGCAAAAAAAAGAGCCGACCCCCACAGCAAGGATCGGCTCTCCGTTTTTCACGAACCCACTTACTTGGAACCTCGGCCTTTGGCCAAATCTTTAGAAGGGTTTTTCTTCCGCTTTTCGAGCGTGCCCTTGCGAATGTAAACCACCTCTCCCGGCTTATCACATTTCGCGAAAGCATCTAGGCACTCAGTTGCATCTTCCGAGCAAACGAGCACTTCCGTTTTTCCTTTGCGGTCTTTTAAGACTGTCAATGATGGCTTAAACATGACTCATTAAGCTGAAGTGATCCGCACCCCAAAGTCTTGCCCCTTAGCAACGCCATAGAGCAATCCGATAGAGTATTTGAGCTCCCCAGCGTTTTTGTCATACCACCGACGCCACTGGATCGGCACGCCGATCCCAGGAATTTCGATGTCGACAAGCTCGCCGCCCTCCTCCGCGAATCCTTCGGAATCCACCCGGCGGCCAGCGAAAAGGAGAGAGCTACGGTGGAACGCAAACGCCGCCAGATTTTGGCTGTTATTGTCTGCCTGGTCGGTCTCATAGCAGTCGAATTTGTTGACTCGCGGAACCATCCCCTCTGCCTTTTCCTCGGTGATGCCGGGGAACTCAGCAGAGTTTAGCGTTTTGAGTAATGCCCCGTAATAAGTCGGATTCATCCAGATGGCGCGCCCGGTGCGAGGAGCTTTTTTGGTTGCCGTCAGCGTCGCGCCCACGTCAATCAGATCATCGCGGTCAAAATTTGCCGCTGTGATCGTCGAGCTAGTCGCAAAATTTGCCGATGTGATAAGATTCCAAACGTCGCCGAAAATCTTATCACCGAGCGCATTAAGCGCGGGCTCAATAAACAGATCATTGAGACGGATCGAAGACTTTGACCGTTCGACATCTTTAAACCCGTAGACAAACCCGTAAAACGTGTCTAGGGTCACAGTTGCCGCAGTCATTGCAGTGTTTTGTGATGTGTAACCGCTGGTCAAATCAATGGCAGCTGGTTTCGTTGGGTAGCGAGTTGTAACAGACGCGCCCTCCGTGCTAACGTCACTCGAAAAATCAGTGACCAGCGCAGACAGTGGTTGCAACAACGAGGTAAGAGCCGGGAGCGACTCTTCAGCGATTTGTGCGAGATTCACTCCCGCGATTGTATTTGTAGCCATATTTTTTTATCGTTTGAGTTTACTGTTTCGGGAGTAAATGTTTATTTTTCGCGTGCCATGCAGATTTCTCAGAAGGATGCTGACGGTTGTAAGCATTCCAGTATTCGTCAGCAGTATTGAAGACAGTTTCTTGCTCGTCAATCTTTTCTGGCACTGCAATTTGCGCCTGCAGCCCCACAAGCTCTGCCGCTTTGTCAGCGATCTGCTTTTCAGTGATCGCCCTTGACTCTTCGAGCTCTGCTTTGTGTGCAATTTTTAGCTCATCAATTCGGCTAATAAATTTCTCGCGTTCACCTTCCAACTGCTTAATTCGTTCAGCGTTTTTCGCCAACTGTTCAGCCTTTGCTTCAATTTCTTGATTAAGCGTCTCAGCTGAGGCTTTGTGTTTGGCAGAAAGCATTTCGATCATTTTTTCAGCAGGCAGGGAGCATCCGATTCGGTCCAGCTTTTCATTCACTTCTGCAATGCTCGCCGCTGCCTTTAAGCCTGTGTCTACCCGGTCGATAAATCCACCGTCTAGCGACTCCTGCGCGGTCATCCAAGTGCCTTTGTCCATCAGATTCGCAAGCTCTTCGACGTTATATTTACTGCGTGAGTATGCGTTGATGATGCTAGATTTAATTTTGTCCATTAGGTCAGCATCTGCACGCAACTTTTCCGAGTCACCCACTGAGAGAGTCCAAGGATTATGGATCATCATGAGCGCATTGTCTGCCATGACAATTTCATCTCCAGCCATTGCAATGACACTGGCCATGCTTGCGGCCAGCCCGTCAACCACTACAAGCACGTTGGCCGTGTGCCGCTTGATCGCGTTGTAAATCGCGTTACCCTCGATCACAGA